GGTGCTCAACGAGCGCAAGCTGCCAGAACAGTTCTGGCACGACGAGATCGGGCAAAATCAGTTACGCGCGCGCATTGCAAGGATCGACAGCAAATTATGGGGGGCGTGGAAGGACAGCTCGATCGCTGACGATGGCAAGTTGCTGCAACTGGCAACGTCGGACGAACTCGGCGGCCGGATGAATCTAAGAACAGCCACCGATCTTGATCCGGGCGGCATCAAGGCCCGTGCAAATAAGAATTACGAGGACATCGGCGGCTACGCGGGCATCAAAGCGTACATCCGGGCCAAGTGGGAGACGACACAATATCTGCTCGACAAGGGCCATATCCAGACGCTCGATCTCTATCGCGGGATCGATATGGAGCAGGACAAATACAACAAGACGTTCAAGCATTATCCTGCGCATCAGCAGATTCAAGGCTACAGATACATGCCGACATTGCCGGTCGAGCGCAACGGCGCGGCTTCGACCACGACCGATATCTCTGTTGCAAACAATTGGAAGGCTACTCGTACAACGCAAATCACCTTGCGCGCGCAAGTGCCGCGCACTGCGGCGATCTCGGTTCCGGCCTATGGCATCAACGTTCACAGTGAACACGAAGTTGTTGTTGCGGGTACGGCATGGAGGGGATGGGATGCCTGGGCCGGCAAAGCTCCGCCGCTTCACATCGTTCCGTTGCAGCATGCGGCATGAAAACAACAAAGCCAAAGATCGAACCCGAGCCCATCGACATCTTGCAGATGGAGCTGGATGAGAAGCTGCCGTATTGGCTCTCGCCGGCGGTCAGATACGGCGACAGCGCGGAAGCGCGGGAAAAGCGGCGCAAGCTTTATCAAGAAAAATGGGCAGAGCGCGGGAAGGACAAGGGCAAAAAGAAGGGTGACGAAAAGGCGGCCCCGGACAGTTCTCGACTGGGTGACACAAATCCCTTGGTCCGGGGCCGCCCTGTTGATCGCGGCTCGCGCCGCGACGCCGGTAAAGTGCAGCAAAATTCGCCAGGAGGCAAGGTCATGCCGCTACGCAAGCCGAAGAAAGGCGAGAGCCAAGCCGATTGGATGAAGTACTGCATGCACGAACTTGCGCAGAGCGAGACGGACCGGCCACAAGACCAAATGGTCGCAATCTGTCTCACGCAGTGGCGCGAAAAGGACAAGTCACTGGCCGATGCGCCGAAGCCGACGAAGGGCGAGACCTATGATGGCTTCATGTCCCGCTGCAAAAAGCAGAGCGATGAGCATTCGTGCGAGACACGCTGGAATGAACACGCGCGCGAGCAGGAGCAGCACCCAGGTCCATGGGATCCGTCTAACAAAGCCGTGCCGCTCAAAGCAAAACAAGATGTTGATCCGCCGGACGACGACGAATCGCACGAAGACTTCCTCGATCGCTGTATGGATCAGCTTGGCGATGACGAACCGGAAATGAGCGACGATGATGCGCAAGAGGCTTGTCAGATGATATGGGAAGATCGCAGCGCGAAGAAGATCGTGCACAAGACTCACGCCGCGCCGGTCGAGGGCCGCGCATTCATTCTGTCAGATGAGACGCCGGACCGCCTTGGCGACATTATCAGCACCGAGGGCTGGGACACTTCTGCATTCCAGAAAAACCCCGTCGCTCTGTTCAATCATAATCCGAACGCGCCGATTGGCCGCTGGAGAAACGTGCGCGTTGAAAACAAATCCTTGCGTGGCGAACTGGAAATGGCAGCCGAAGGAATCTCACCACGTATCGATGAAATCCGCAAGCTGGTCGATGCCGGCATTCTGAAGGCGGTCAGCGTCGGCTTTCGTCCGAGCAAGATGGAGCCGCTCGATCCGTCGGATAAATCGTTCTTTGCTCCGCAACGTTATTTGCAACAAGAGCTGGTCGAGTGTTCGCTCGTATCGGTTCCCGCCAATCCCAATGCGCTGGCGGTGGCCAAGTCGCTCAACGTCTCTCCCGCAACGCTTGACGTCGTCTTTGCCGAGCTAGGCACTAAGGACGATCGATCCAGGCGTCGCGGTTCAACCGGCGAGCATGCCGTCCGTCGTAAGCAACAGAAGGAGACGAGCGCCATGTCTACGCTCGGTCAAAGAATAGCGGAAACTCAGACCCGCGTCACAGCTCTGAGGGACGAACTCGATGAGCATCTAAATTCCTTGGACGATACCAATATCAGCGACAAGGATCTCGAAACTACCAACGATCTGACGATGCGGTTGGGGCAGCTCAACAAGCAGCTTATCTCCTATCAGGAAGCTGAGCGGCAGATTGTCGGCAGCGTCAATGGCGGCGGCGGCTCGCGCCAAGTTGCGGTTCGCACTTCCGATCCGCCACGGCCGGCGGCGACGACCAGTGGCAACGGCCATGCCGACCCGACGCCGGCGCGGGCGACCGTGTTTGCCGCGCCGGGGAGCCCCGAGCCCAAGCCGTTAGACCTGATGGTGCGGGCCGGCGTGGTGATGCTGCGGGCACGTGTCTTCCAGCGTACTCCAGAAGACGAATGCCGCCGCAGCTACGGCGACCATGAGCCAACTATGCGGACGGTGGAATGGATGGTGCGCGCGGCGAGCGCACCGGCGATGACCAACGTCGTCGGCTGGGCTCAGGAATTGGTCACCCAGATGGTCGGCCCCTACATGGATCTGCTGTATCCGAAGTCGGTATACCCGCGGCTCGCCGCCATGGGGATGTCGCTCGACTTCGGCCGGAACGGACGCATCGTCATCCCGACCAGAACGGCAACCCCAACAATCGCCGGCAGCTTCGTCGGGGAGGGCCAACCGATTCCGGTGCGTCAGGGGCACTTCACCTCTGTCACGTTGACCCCGAAAAAGTTGGCCGTGATTTCAAGCTACACCAAAGAGATGGAGGACTTCAGCACGCCCGCAATCGAGGCGCTGCTGCGCGACGCGATCCAGAACGATACCGCAATCTCTTTGGATAGCGTTCTGCTCGATGCCAATCCGGCGACTACTGTGCGACCGCCCGGATTGCTCAACGGCGTGACCCCGCTCACCGCAACGGCCGGCGGCGGCTTCCTCGCGATCATCGGCGACATCAAACAGATGACGAACGCATTGCTCACGCCCACGCGCGGCAATGTTCGCAATCCGGTTTGGTTGCTCAACCCGATACAGGTCAATTCGCTGATGCTCACGGTTGCGCCGAATACCGGCGACTTCCTGTTCGCACCCGAGTTGAAAGCCGGTCGCCTCAATGGTATGGCGGTGATCGACTCTGGCACCGTTCCGCCTGGAAGCATGACGATCCTGGACGCTGCGGACTTCGTTGCAGTGGGTGCAGAGCCGCCAAGATTTGAACTTTCAGATCAGGCCACCCTGCACTTCGAAGATACCACGCCGCTGCAAATCGGCACGCCTGGAACGCCTCCAGTTGTTGCTGCGCCGGTGCAATCGCTCTGGCAAACGGATAGCCTCGCACTTCGACTTATCATGAGGTTGAATTGGTATGTCAGAAGGCCGGTCGTTGCAAATATCGCAGCCGTGACTTGGTAAATTAGATCGGCAACAGCCAAACAAAGGAAAGGATCCTAAAAATGGCCGAAGAGAAAGAAGAGAGAGCAGCAGCGCCGCAAGCGGACTCCAAGCCGACGCCGACGCAGGACGAAAACGACTCTGCGGCGATGGGCGATCATGTCATGAACAAAGAGCCGGACGGAAGCCCGGAGGAGGATTCGCCCGCGATGCAGCTACAAAAGCAGGAAGAGGCTCGCAAAGCCGCCAAGAGCAAGAGTGCGGAGGCGAGACCGGCCCAGGCGGGTTATCAGACCCGCGCGGCCCAACCGCAGCATCGGCCGGCGCAACCGCGCAGCACCAGCGGCGAGTAATTACTCCCTGGCCTGGGGGATCTTCGGTTTGCGGAAATCGGAGATCCCCATCTTTTTCAAATAAAAAAGAGCAACGCGAGCCGATGAATCCCAAGGGCCTTGTGGCACGCGTTCTCGCGCCGATCTTGCGCGCCGCTGAAGGCGCATTTCGTCAAGGCCCCTATTATCTGCCCGTCAGCGGAGGCTGGTTATCAGCCGAAGCTGGGGCCAATATGAACTGGTGGCAGCTCGGGTATTCCCTAATCGGCGGTGAACACTCGGCTGTTGTTGAAGCCTGCATCAGCGCCTATGCACAAACAATAGCGATCTGTCCAGGGGACCATTGGCGATCCAACAACAAAGGCGGCAAGACGCGCATCACGAATTCTGCGGTCTCGCGCATTCTGCGCAAGCCGAACGCCTATCAGACAATCAGCGATTTTCTGCTCAATCTCACGGACTCATTGTATCGCGAGGGCAACGCCTACGCCCTGGCATTGCGCAACGATCGGTTTGAGGTTTCCGAACTGCATCTGATGAATGCGCGCTACAGCAGACCGCAACTCGCGGTGACGGGAGATATTTTCTACAGGTTGGGCGGCAACGACGTTATCGCCCAGCAGCTCGGCAATCAGCAGATCATCGTGCCGCAACGCGACGTGCTGCATGTCAGATTGCGCACCGACTACCGCGTGCCGCGGCCGCTGATCGGGGAATCGCCGTTGATGGCCGCGATGGCCGACATCATCGCTACCAGTTCGATCTTGCAGCAACAGATCACATTCTATCAAAACGAGGCGCGGCCAAGCGCCGTGTTGCTGACGGATGAAAGTCTCGACAAGGATCAAATTCAATTCTTGCGCGATCGATGGGATGAGCAAACCCGTGGAATAAATCAGGGCAGGACGCCGATCTTAACCCAAAAGGTAAAACTCCAGCCATGGGCAACGTCCGGCGGAAAAGACAGTCAGATCGCGGAGATTGCCAAGATCTCGGACCAACGCATCGCGCTTGCCTTTCGTATTCCGTTGCAGATTCTCGGTATCGGCGGAACGCCATATTCGTCGGCCGAATTATTGATGGCGAGTTGGATCGCGCTCGGTCTTGGATTTGCTCTCAATCACGTCGAGGAAGCCTTCGGTCTTTTATTTGATCTGAAAGGACAGCCCGAAGATTACATCGAGTTCGATACCGATGCATTGCTGCGATCAGCTCTGAAAGATCGGATTGATGCATTGGTGAAAGGAGTCCAGGGCGGCATCTATGCGCCAAATGAAGCGCGCGCGATAGAGGGCTACGATGCCGTGCCTTTCGGGGATTCGCCTCGCGTGCAGGCGCAGGTCGTGCCTCTCGAATTCGCTGGGAAAGTCCCGCCCGCACCCACACCACAAACACCGCCGTCAACCCCGACAGCCACGCCAGCGAAAGAACAACCCGCGAAAGAACAGCCCGCGAAAGAACAGCCCACGAAAGATTATCATGCAACAGCCAAACGGGAAGCAACACGACTCATTGACTCCGCCGCCCGAGCTAGACGGAGATTTGTTGCTTGACGTCTGGCGCGAGGCGCTCGCCGAAACGCTCGCACAAGAACAGGAGCGATGGCATCGCGAGCGGGCGAAACAACAAGAACAGTGGCAGCGCGAGCGTGCGCTGATCGAAGCGCAAGCCGGTCGCACAGTCGCCGAGCTAGGCCGCACGATTGCCGAGCTGCGTGCCGAGATCACAGAGCAGCGAACCAGATGCGACGCGGCGATTAACGCCAAGCTTGGCGAATTGACGACGATGGTGATCGAGCGGCTCGCGATCGTGCGCGACGGCGCCGAAGGGCCTCCCGGCCGCGACGGCAAGGATGGCCGTGACGGAGTCGACGGCGCTCCCGGAGCGGTCGGCCTGAGAGGAGAGCAGGGAGTTCCCGGCGAGAAGGGCGAGCCCGGCGATCCGGGCGAGTCGATTGTCGGCCTTCCGGGCGAGCGCGGCCCCAAGGGCGATCCTGGCGAGTCGATTGAAGGGCCGCCCGGCCCGAAAGGTGATCAGGGGCCGCAGGGCGATCTTGGACTGCCTGGGGAACGCGGCTTGCAGGGACTTCGCGGCGAAGCCGGACCGGCCGGCGTGCGAGGCGTGCAGGGGCTTCCGGGAGAACGCGGCGAGCGAGGCGAGCGGGGCGAGTCTATTGTAGGCGAGCGCGGCGAAGCCGGACCGGCCGGCGTGCGAGGCTTGCAGGGGCTCGCGGGCGAGCGGGGCGAAAAGGGCGATAGCACCATCGGCCCTCGCGGAGAGAAGGGCGAGCCCGGTGAGAGCGGCGCGCCCGGCCCGATCGGATTGGCTGGCGAACGCGGTGAACGCGGGGAGCGTGGCATCGTCGGCCCTCCCGGCCCGTGCGGAGATTTCGGCCCGGCCGGCCCGATGGGACAGCCCGGACTCGTTGGCGAGCGCGGAGAGCGCGGGGAGAGGGGCGAGACGGTCGTCGGCCCGCGGGGCGAGCGCGGTGAGCGCGGGGAGAGCATCATCGGTCCTCCCGGACTCGTGGGCGCGAGAGGCGAGCGCGGGGAGAAAGGCGAGTCCGTCATTGGCCCGCGCGGGGAGAAGGGCGATTCTATTACCGGTCCGCGGGGACCGGAGGGACCAATCGGAAAATTGTCACACGTGAAACAATATGCGCCCGAGGCGGTCCATTATTCATCGGACGTCGTCACGTATGCAGGCTCGACCTATCAGGCAGCGCGCGACACCAAGCACGCGCCGCCCCATGCGGATTGGGCTTGCCTCGCGGCCGCAGCTCCGCCGGCGCGGGGCCTAACCATCAAGGGCACCTATAACGAGGCGATGCTCTATGGCGAGATGGATATCGTGGCCCGAAACGGTGGGTGCTTCGTCGCCCGCAAGGACAAGCCCGGAGTGTGCCCCGGCCCCGATTGGCAGCAGATCGCGCAGCCGGGAAAAGCAGGGCCGCGCGGGGACAGGGGCGAGGCTGGCGTGCCCGGAGCAGCTGGACCGGCCGGCAGGAGCGGGGAGCCCGGCAAATCGGCTCCTGCCTTGCGCGAATGGAAGCTTGATCGGAAGACCTACACCGCGGTTCCGATCATGACTGACGGCAGCGAAGGGCCGCCGTTGCCGTTGCGCGGGTTGTTCGAGCAGTTCCTCGCAGAGGCGAAATAGTCGCGATCACAATGGATTTACGGAAACGAACATGCCGAAGCCAGTGATAGCAACTGCCACGATCGCGGCGGGAACTGCGCTATCTGGATCCATTGATCTTTCCGCTGGCGCGGTGACGATGGTCATCGTGCCGGCGCAGTGGTCAGGTGCAAATATCGGCTTCATGGTCTCAGTCGATAATATCAATTTCTACGATTTAGTTGATGCGCTCGGCGCCGAGATCTTGAGGTTGGCCGTCGCCGGAACAGCAGTTTTGGTGGACCCGAGTATGACCCAATCGGCGCTCTATCTGAAAATCAGATCTGGTCAGGCAACACATCCTGTTATCCAGAGCAGCGATTGCGTTTTCACGTTCGCGATCCAATGACCTGAAACAAGGAGTGATGCGTGAAATGGCAGTGAACCCGACAGGGACCCAGGCGGAAAACGATCAAGCAGCCACCGGTCACACCGTGGTCAACAAGGTCGCAGATGGTTCGGCGGCCGATCCGAATACCCCGCCGTGGCTTCAGGCGCTCCCGGCGAATGTGACCCTGCCAGTCATCACGGGGACCGCGACCGTTGGCTCGACGCTCCAATGTTCTACCGGGTCGTGGAATTACCCCGGTATGGCATATGCCTATCAATGGTTACGCGCGGGCGCGAACATCGCCGGGGCCACTGCGAGCAGCTACGTTGTCGTCACCGCCGACAAAACCTTCGCGATCAGTTGCACGGTGACCGCGACCAACGCCAAGGGATCGACCCCGGCAACGTCGGCAGCGACGGCAGCGGTGCCCTAAGACGAAGCGGCCCCCGGACTTGGCCTCCGGAGGCCGCCCCTTGTGATCGCGGCATCAGCATCCTGGGTGACAATCTGCAACTGGCCGCGATCAATTCATTATTGCGCGACATGAGCTGAAAGACAATGGCTGACGTAGACGTCATCGTCATCGAACCCGCGACATCAACCGATCTGATCACGCTCGCCGAGTGCAAACTCCTGTGCGGAATTTTGCCGACGGACACGTCGCACGATGACTATTTGACGCTTCAAATCAGCATTCAATCAGAGATGATCTTTAAGGCGTGCCATCGCGTTTTCGCGCGCGAAACCGTCGAAGAAAGCTGGCGCGAGATGTACACCAGTGATGCAGGAACACGGTTATTCCTGACCCATTGGCCGGTTGCCGCCGCCGACATCCAGACCGTGACCGTGAACGGCGAAGTCCTCGATCCAACGCTATGGAGCCTAGAGCCGGATTCCGGCAAGCTTTCGAATTATGCTGGATGGGTCGAGCCCGCCGTCGTCACCTATACCGGGGGCTACGTGTTGCCGGATGACGCCCCGCTGCCGCTGAAACACGCAACCGCACTGCTGGTGAACGAGGCGCGGCGTCAGGTGATACTTCAGAGCATGGAAGGCATTCGCAGCTTGTCGCATAAGAGCGCGCGCGTGCAATTCTTTGATCCCAACGCACTGCTGCTGAAAACAATAAGCGCAGGCGGCAACACTGCTGCGCAAATCGCCGTGGCGCGCATCCTGGCAAGATACATGCAGACGTATGTGTGATGCTCAGGATCGAACTGGATACGTCACGGCTCGAAGCCAGACTTGCGAAGATGCTCGATGGCATCAAACAATTCGGCAGCGAGGACATGTCGGCCGAATTGATGGCGTGGCAGGTCGATGACGTGCACCGCCGCTTCCCCAAGGTCGATCAGATCGATCCGCAGACCGTGGAGACATCGATTCATACGCATTCTCACGTCATGGCGGTGGTGCAGTCGTCGCAGATGCGAACGCCGCGGCCGACCATTGCGCACCGCCCGATCATGCGACCGCAACTGATCGATCGTCTCATGGAGAGGATGGTTGCCAAGGCGCAGGAGAAGATCACATGGCGGTAGATTTTTCGGCCCTGGACTATGCGCCGAATTTTGACATGTGGGCGCGTACGATCACGGTCACGCCGGTCGTGTCCGCGCCGGGAGCTGGAAGCTACCAGATGCGCGGCATCTACGACACCGACGAATTACTCGTTCAAGGATTGGACGGGGTCTCGATCATTTCCGATCAGAAAACGATAGTCGATATTCTCGAATCCGAATTCGTCAACAGCGGATACGCGTTACCGGTGCAGGGCGACATCATCGATATCCCGCCAGAGAACAACATTCCGGCATGCGGCCCCTTCGAGGTCGTCGATCGCAAAGACAACGGTGGCGGCGAGACCACGCTCGTCATACGCTTGTTGGGAGTCGCGCCGTGACCCTACGAAGCGGCCCCCGGAGTGTGATTCCGGGGGCCTGATCGCGGCAGCCGGTGCATGGGTGACACAACGCATATGGCCGCGATCAATTTCGATCTTGCACCAGCCGCTCGATCGTTACAAGCTCTGCGACGCGGGACCGACTCTCACGTCGTACGGCGGCGGCGGATTGCAGAATTTGCCCTCTCAATCCGCCGTCACTCGCTTCGTGGTAAGCTTGTCGATGACTTCCTCCCAGGAGTCACCCTGCGCCATCACATGGAAGAACAACCCGTTTGAGTTTCCCACGGTGAACTTGTAGTGGTGGTGAGCTTGGTAGGAGAGCTTATCCGTGATTTTCTTTGCCGCGTTGTAGGCGGCAACAAGGTCTTGATATTCCTTGTCGGCGAGGATGACCTTATAACGTTCATCCCGCTTTTGCCTTGCTTGATCGCGCACCGCTTGCGCTTCTGCTAGCTGCGCTTGCGCTGCCGCTCGCTGCTCGGCGTCCGGGGCTTTGGGGTCAACCCTATACCCGAGCGTCTTGCCAAGAATTTTGGCAAGCTTCTTTACTGCTACTGCACGTTCCATTAGGTTTGCCTTTCTCCGTGTGGAGTTTGTTTGTGGTATGGCCCTTCAGCCCGCTGCTACGGGCTGAAGGGTATTTGCTCAGACTTTAGACGCCAAGCACGGCTGCAATATCAGGTATCTCTTTTTTGCTTTCTTCCTTGGCTTGCTTCCTCGCGATCTTGGCTTGTCGTTCCTCCTCGCGAGTCTTGTCCAGACGCTTCTGACTGCGGCTGACTGCCTTGACCGATTTACGGTAGCGGGCTTCTGCTTTGATCAAAAGCTCTAGCGCTTTGTCGCGCTTATCACGCAGCTTGGTCACGTCATCTACAAACGACTTGTGCTTGGCTAGCATCCGATCTAGGATGGTCATGTTCATCTCCTCTACATTGTCAAACAACCCGCCAGCCCGATGCAACCGGGCTGACGGGAGCATTGTAGCATATTGACTATCGTGATTTGCGCGTTTGCGTATGTAACAATCAAACAAGCATCGATGGAATGCGCACATCTTTATCAGATGTAGCCGCTTGACTCCGATGACTGCTGATCTGATCGAACTCTATCTGATGAAAACAATCGCAGATGTGCCGATGCGGCGCTGCGACAATCTGTCAAAAAAAGCCGATGTGATGGCGTTGCGAATTTTGCTGGTCGTGGCCGTGTTGGCCGGGTTTATCTTGGTGGCAATTGCGGTGCGGCAGGATGCGTTGGCCACGATGCCGATCGGCTCGATCTACATGTTTGTCGGCGGGCTCGGCATCATCATCACTGCGCTCGTCGTCAGCATCATCTTGGTCATCATGAGCGAATGAAATGACGATCTCATATGTGCCGAACTTGAAGTCCGCGCGCATGCAGGCGGTCATCGATGCGATCGACTCTGACGCATCGCCGGGCTTCGTCGAGATCGGGACGTCCGGCATGGGCACGCTGCTGGTGGCCATCACGCTCGCCAAGCCATCGTTTTCAGAGGATGGCGAGGGGACCATAACGATGCTCGGCACGCCGGTGTCCGGCTCTGCTGCCGCCGCTGGCAAGGCCGCGAGCGCTGCCATCATGAACGGCGCCGGTGCGGAGGTCGTCACCGGGCTCACGGTGGATCTCGCTAATGCCGATATCCTCATCAGCAACGTGGATATCGCGCAGGGCGATTCCGTTCCCATCATCTCTGGCGTGATCAGGCACGCCCCATGACCGCAACCCTCGACGCAACCGAGGCGCCGGATTCGTGTCTCGTAAGAATAAGCGGCATCGGTCACGACGTCCCGTGGACCGAAGGCGGCGGCATTACCGAGGTCCAGAGCTATCCGTGGCTGGTCGTGAATGCGATCTACGACAAGCTCACGACGATGACGCTGTTTCGCGGCTGGACGATACGGCGCATCAACCGCGCGCTGCCGATCGAGAGCGGGGTTCATATTCCATTCTTGGGAATCTATCAGAGAGACGAGACCCTTGGCCCCGATGGTGACTACAACCTGGGAGATATCAGGTTCACCAACACCGTCAACATCGGATTCCAGATCGTCATCAAGAACAACGATCCGGTTGCCTGTCTGCAAATGCTGGATCGGTGCTCGACATACTTGATCAATCAGATTCTACGCGACAACACGTTGACCAATCTTTACAAGGCCGCCGCCATGCCGGACGGAGGGCCAGCTCTTCAAGGCTTTCCTCGTGGTCGCATCATGGAGCGCTGGGGCACCGTAGGGCAGCGCAACGAGACGCCGGTTGGGGAGCGACTGGTCGAGCTGTCGTTCGTGTTCAAGACAGGATTCTATCCGACCGAGTTTCCTGATCTCGAACGCATCGCCATGCAGACCGGATGGCCTGTCGGTGGCGATGCAGATG